TTACTTTTTGTTTTCTTGTTGACGTTTCAAAACTTCATAGAAAACTTCAAACTGTTCTAGCGCATCCAATAAATTTTCTGGCTGGTTTTTAAAAAATAAATCTTCTCTAGTTAAAAAGAAATCAATTACCTCTTTTTGATATGAACTTAGATTGTTGTATTCATTATCAGAGATGCCAGCTTGGGTATGTAAAGCTCCTTTATTATCTGTTCTTCCTAAAAGATAATCTATAGACACATTGTAGTAGTCCGCAATTTTTTCTAAAATTTCATAATCAGGATTTCTCTTACCTTGTTCATAAGCAGTATAAGCTGGTCTAGTAATGCCTAGAATGTCTGCTATATCTTGTTGTGTTTTGTTATTTGATTTTCGTAGATATTTCAAGCGTACACCTAGCATAATTTCACCTCGCGTTTCTAAATATTATTATATGTAACAATTTGTTACTAATCCAATGAAAAATAAAAATGTAACGAAATGATACAATTATTGTTGACTAAGTAACGAAATGATACTATATTATAAATAAGCTATATGAAAGGTGGTCAATAATTGGAAAATCGAACTTGGTTAAAGACAAGACGTTTAGAAAATAAACTGACTCATGATGAT